TTCGATCTCTGTACCTCTCACAATCTTCGCAGCATTGCCTGAAGGGAGAGAATCCTTTGTAGCAAAGTTAGTTGTCTTAGTGTAATTAGACATTTAGATAAGTCTCCCTAGTAGAGCATGTATGTCGATTTTTTGAATTGAAAATGGAGCGCCATTGACCTCTGCCTCTAAGCCAATGGTTACTACTTCACCACTACCGCTAGTGTTAACCTTCGGAGTGTTGATGAGAATAGAAGAGGTGTACTCGCCTGTGGTGTTGTACTCAGCTATACCATACTCAGCAATGTTAGCAGAGCCAAATGTAAAGGCTTGCTTAGTATAGTTAGCTGTGTAGTCATAGCCCCAATTAAGTGTAGTAGGCGTGTTCTGACCACCAATGATAGTCAAGTTAAACTTCTTTAGGAACTTCAGATTAGAAGTGTTACCAAAGTCCATAGGGTTACTGAAGTAGCGCATCTCGTACTTGTCAGCACCGTCCATGTAGCCTGAGTACTTAACAACGCCTGAAGAGATGCCTATATATATGTCACCACCCTCTAGCGCAGCAAACGACAAAGGATACATACCAGACCACGTAGTAGCACGATTAGAGCCATCCTCTAAAGACCTACGCATGTCAAAGCAGTACACAGTGTTGCTGTCAGGTAGTGTTAACAGGTAGAACGCTTCTTCAGAGCTGTACAGTGACTTGATGGGGTTAGTCTGAAGCTGCACCAAGTTTATTAAGTCAGTACGTACATTCTTACTAATGTCTAGCATGGGCATAGACTTCTCTTGTATAGTCCTGCCAAAGCTACGTACACCCGCGTCTGATAAAAACAATATATCTTTACCTGTGTGCTGTACTGAGTCACGAGCTATGCAGCCAACGCCTTCTATGGTGTCTTTAAGCGTCATAGAGGCTGGAGAAGAGGCTCCTGAGTACACCAGTATAGACTTCTTGCCAAAGATGATTAGGAAGCCATTGTGAGCCGCTAGAGCCGTTATCTCGTCAAAGCCTGTAGGCCATACAGTAGTAACGTCTAACGAGCCTGATGTGCCTCCTGTCCAGTGATGGCCATTTAGTAGGTCAGACCAGTAGACAGTGTGCTTGTTACCTGTAATGTCTGCTGCCCAAAGACGTCCGTATGCTGCTAAAACTTCGTTAGCCTCTGGTGGTGTACCTGTTGCGTGACTGTGTGCTGAGTGTTCTTCCAGTACAAACGTACCATCGTGGTCTGTGCCTAGTACATATTCGTGATCTCTTTGGAATAAGTAGACATGATCGTTTAAAGTAACAGCTTTCCAGTTATTAGCTGTAGGCGTGTACCCTGTTGGTGTAGCATCCGTTAACGTGGTAGTGCCTGTAAAGATTTTATTGTTACCTGCTGACAGTATCACTTTATCGCCAGAGTTATCAATGTACTCGTATACAGTCTCTATACCACGGCTAGTACCTAGTACAGAAGAGCCGTTAGTAGAAACCTCTACCCAGCCCTTACGCGCACCAATACGGCCTAGCTGATCAATAACACAGTTGTCTGCAACAGCAGCAAACGAAGGATCAACACCAATAGGTGAGTCCTGTGTGTTTAGACCAAAAAAGCCTGGAGCAGCTACTGTAATGTTCTGTAATTGTTTGGCCATTAAGAATACCAGATAGTTTCTTCAGGATGTTGTGACGCATCTATAGCAATAGCATCAGACAATGTTCTGTCAGCCAGAGCAAACAACTCTGCTGCACTTGTACCGCCAGTCTCTCCACGCTCTCTAGCACCCAGTGCTGTAGCAATCTGCACTACAGGTGACGAAGGTACTGCCAGAGTCTCTGTGTCTTCTGTGAAGTCTGCTGTACGTAGCACCACGTTAAAGCGTAGCTGATACACACCGTCAGGCTTAGGGTAGATGTCCACAGCGTTGTCACCAGCAGCGTTAACACCGTTGAAGCTGTAGAACTGTGGAGAACCCAGAGGCGGTGTCTCAATCAAGAAAGCGTTGTCCATCCAGCGAGAAGGACGGTACTGCATGAAGAAGTCTGAGGTGTCGTTAATAACGTCCAGCAGCTTCATCCTGTTCTGTGAACCAGTCAACACATAGTTAAAGGTTGTGTCGTCTGTGGTTACAGTCAGTGTAGTACGCAGAGCTGTCCAGTCGTAGGAGTCTTCTACAGAGCGTTTAGCGTCATTAACAAACTCTCCAATAAGTTTAGAGTAGCTGTTCTGAGAAACTGATGTTACTTCGTCTTCTCTGAGTCTACGCAATACGCTGTTTACGAGTTGTAAGTATGTCATTACAATGAAACCTTCTGTGAGTCTAGCCACTGCTGTAGCATTTCTTCTTGAGTTAATTGTCGTGGTGGTAAGTTAATCTGTAAGCCACTATCGTTTGTTAGCATACGAGGCTGTGTAAACTGTTCTAAAGGACGCTGCTGCTCGTACTGGAAAGGCATAAGCTCTGGTACAGGTGCTAAGCTAAACGGTACAAGCTCTTGGGTAGAACCTACTTGTGTTTCTAGCTTCAGCATGTCACCGAAGAGAGAGTCTGTGGTGCGTGTCTTACTAGGCGCTGTTAGACCTGTTCCTATATCGTTGCCTGTGCCTCTTCCAGAACCATCACCAGTACCATCGCCAGTTCCAGTGCCATCGCCAGTGCCGTCACCGTCTCCAGTACCTGTAGTTCCTGTAGTTCCAGTAGTACCAGCAGCGTCTGTAGTTCCTGTAGTTCCGTCAACAGGTGTGGTATCAGAGGGAGTTCCTGAAGTAGCGTCAGTAGCAGGAGTTGTTCCTGTTGGTGTAGTAGTGGTTGTAGTAGTTGTGGTTGTGCCAGTATCTACTGTCGTGTCTGTAGGTAGACCTATAGTATCGTCATCTGTTGTTTCTGCAAAAATATCTGAGAAATCTAACAGATCAGTGTCTTCTTCTTCCTCTCCTGTTTCTGTAGCTTCAGCAGCTTCTGCCGCTAACTCTTCTTCGGTAGGGGCTGCTTCTGTTGTTACTGGGCCATAAACATCATCAGCAGGTACATTTCTTCGTAGCTCGTCTACAAAGATACCGCCCATGCGTATGTAATCTTCTAACATACCCTCGCGTACATCAGCATCTGTTTCTGCTAAAACTGCTTCATAAACTTGTCTAAATATTGGGTTCTCTTCTGGAGTGCCCTCGCCTTCCGCAGATACTCCTGCTCCTGCTGAGCCTGAAGCTGCTCCTCCTGCTGCAGATTCGTCTTCAGTAGGTAGCTTTACGTCTACTTCTATAGGATCAGCAGTAATATCTACCTCTTCAAACTCTGGGTCTACTTCTTCCTCAACCTCAGTAATCCCTGGAGTAATGCCTGTAACATCTACTACTTCTCCGTCACCATCAGTAACAGTAACTTCAGTCTGTCTTTTAGCTTCTGCTTCAGCGGCTAACCTGTCTGCTTCAGCTTGCTCTGCTGCTATACGAGCTTCTTCAGCAACTCTAGCAGCCTCTGCTCTACGTTGAGCCTCTGCTGCCGCTGCTGCTTGTCTTTCAGCTTCAGCTTGTGCTGCTCTCTCAGCAGCTATTCTAGCTTGTTCAGCAACTCTAGCCGCTTCAGCTTGCTCGTCAGCTATCTGCTGTTGACGTTGGCGCTCTGCTTCAGCTTCTTTAGCAAGCCTCTCTTGTTCTAGGGCTGCTGCTGCATCTGCTTCTTCCTGAGCTGCTCTTTCTGCTGCTATACGATCTCTCTCAGCTTGCTCTGCTGCTGCCTGTGCTGCTGCTCTAGCGGCCTCTGCTGCTGCTTGCTCTTCGGCTCTAAGTCTAGCCTCTTCTTCTGCTTCTCTCTGAGCATCTAAAACTGCTTGAGCTTCTTCAGCATCTATACGTGCTTGTTCATCTATTTCTTCTTGGAACTTAACTTCGTCAAACAATACATTACTTAAATCAACAACATCTGAAAGATTATCAAATGTTTCTACAGCGTCTCCTAATGTAGAGGTTAAGTTAGAAACAGTCCCCGCACCTACACCAGCAGCTAGGTCTTCAGCTTCTTTTACGGCGTTAGCTATCTCGCTAGAACTACCAGTAAAAGCATCTGGAGATAAAGAATCAGCAAACTCAGCAATGTCTGCCATGTTAATACCAGCTACTGTACTTCCTCTAGCTGCGTTGTAAGCGGTGTTATATACTGATTCTGCTTGAGCCCCTGTAGTTATTTCTCCAGCAGCTATGGCGGCTTCTACAGCAGCGTCTGCCGTTGCTGCGGCTTGTGTAGCTGTCTGTGCGTTAGAAAGTTGTTGAGATAGTTCTAAACCACCTGTAACAATAGATAACCAGTCTGAAAAGTGTAAAGTCTCTCCAGCTAAGCCTCTACCTGCCGCTATAGCAGCTTCTGAGTAACCGTTAGATAAGAAAGCCGCAGCTGCTCTAAACGGAGCAAACCCTAAAGCTCTTTGGAATAAACTATCTTTAGGAGGGTTCTCTACCCAAATCATAGAGTAGGAACCAGGAGGAGCTGTGCCGCCACTAATGTCTACATAGTGTCCCGTTTGAGTTCTTTTGTTTTCTTCTTCATTCCACTCACCAAACTGTGAGTACATGGCTGATGTACCAAAACCCGTATCAGGTGTTTTCATGTACAGTCTAGATGTATCGTAGCCGTAAGGGTAATCTATTTCAAACTCTTTAACTGTATCAACATATAAAGAAGGCTGCTCAGACTTAATTTTATCTTTAAAAGGATCAGCGGCTGCGGTGTCATAAGCATATCCTTCAGCCCCTGTGCCTGAACCGTAGTCTCTAAACTCTCCTATAAACTGGTCTTCTTCTTCTTCGGCTTCTCTTTGATATTTATCTAAACTTTCTTGATATGCTGTATCATATTCTTCTGAAGAAGTATAACCACTAAACCAGTCTGCCATGTTAAAATCAGCATTTGAAGTAGAGGATGTAGTATCTGAAGTAGGGGAGCGTGTAGTTGTAGAAGCAGCTGTAGTAGTAGTGTCTTCAAACGGATCAGCAGCAGTATCAAAAGAGCTGTCTAAAGAAACCACTTCTTCAGCAACGGGACGCTTTTCCTCTCTAACAGGAACGCGAGTACGACCAGTTTTTACTTTAACGCCTCTTGCCATTATCGTTCTCTCTGTACGCCTTTAGACTTCTCTACTGTGCGCATAGCGCCTAGTCCTAACATACCCATTAACACACTAGTAAGCAGTGAGCTGTCAACAGGAGGAACAGTAAACCATATACCCAGAATAGGGGCTAAGATAGTAGAATATAGAAGAGCTAGTCCACATATCCATCCTATAGCAGGTCGCCAACCCGCTACAAACAAACTCTTATGTGCTGCTTCAGTCTTGTTAACTTCTAATTGACCTTTAGCTAATTCCTGTGCATGTTTCTCTGCCATAGTCGCTAACTCAAACGCTATAGCATTTTTCTTGTCTTTATCCTCTATGACTTTATCTAAGAGGCTAGTAACAGGTGCTATCAAGGAACTCAATATAGACATATATTATACACTATTTTTAGTTATTTGTCAAGTGGTTTGTTCTTGCCCAGGATACCCTGCACAGTATCTGACTCATATATCCTAATACCTAGCCACACAATAGTCAGCAAAGACGCTGTAGGTGGTAGCCAAGCCGCTAGTGACATCACCGCTGTAGATGCAGCAGCAACGTCTAGCATGTCTTTAGTAGACTCTTCCATCATCATGGCAACGTCCTTGTCTACTGTTTAGCTTTGTTGTTTAAGAAAGCAAACTGCTCTAGGACTTTGTAAGCCTTAGCAACAAACTCGTCATCCTTCGGAGTCTCTGTGTAGTTACATATAATACTGGCGACAGTGACCAGTGAAGTAGCAAGCAAATATATGTCAAGTAAGTATTCCATTAAACTATTCCTGTGTTAAATAACCAGTATGTGCCAAAGAACGCAGCAATAACTACTATAGCAGCTCCTACGTTCTTAATTGCGTCACCTATCTGACGTTGTTTCTTGAGCTTCGCCAGCCTAGCCTTCTCCAGCTTGTGCTTGTGATCCAGTATAGACTTGTTCTGTATCATCAGCATGTCACGCCAAACGTGCTTAGGCGTTATCTTCTTCAGCTCCTTCTCCTGCTCTCGTATGGCGTTCTTAGCCCATGCAAGCTCCAGAGCCTCTTCCTGTGTTAGTACATGATCGCCTGCCTTAGTAGCCTCTTCAATGCTCTCTACAGCTACCTTGCTGTCAGTAAGGCTAGTAAACAATCCCGACAGACCTGACAAGTGATCCCCAGACTCTTTAACGGTAGCAATGCCATCGTTAAGAGCCTTGAGGATACCTACAACTGCGGAGATTTCTGCAATCATTACCAAGGAGTTCCTGTAGCTACCGCAGGAGCTTTGCTGTCTGCAATCTGTGCAGCGATAGAGTCTTCTACAGCGGTCACTGCTTCCTCACCCATGCTGTCCTTACACCAGCCAATAGCCTGAGTTTCTGTGATGTCTGCATAGGCTGTGTAGCCGTCAGCAGAGCTGTCAGGCGTAAAGCCACAAGTGCCATAGCTGCTGCCTGAGTGTGTTACTGCGTCGTCACCAGTACCTACTACTTCGCTGTCTGATGCGCGCCAATGAGCTACTACAACACCGTCATCAGTGTTGCGTTCTAGTGTTGAGATTGTCCAAGTTACTGCCATTGTTTTATTCCTCTAATTGTGCAACACGGTTGCGTAATGATTGTATTTCTTTGATTAACATTGGTACTAATTTTGAGTAGTCCACACCCATCATTTCTTCTGAGTCAGCATCGCCAGACACAGCCTCTGGTGCAACAGTCTGTAGTTCCTGTGCAATAAATCCAAAACCAACATGATGATTAGTTTCTTTTAAATCGTATTGCCGAACTTGAATAGAGTCTATTAAACTTCCAGATTCCTCAGCGTTCTTAATGTTATTTTTTAATCGAGCGTCCGAAGTTACGTTATATCTAACTTGTCCAGACGCACGGTTGTAATCAATTAAGCCTCTTTGAGTTCCACCTGCTTCGGTTAAAAACCCAATAAATTGATTATCTCCAGAAGTAACATTATTCCAACATAATAATGTTTTTGCGGTGACGGCCGTACTTTGTATGACTGCGGCATCATTACCACCATTTGCTTTAACTTGTAAACTTCTGTTATTTAATAAAGCAGAAGCAGTACCCACCAACAGGGAGCCTGATGAGTCTATGCGTATGCGTTCGTTATTATCTGTGTAAACAGCCAAAGAATCGTTAGCGTTGTTGTATGTAAGCCTTCCTCTTGTAGCTACTGAATCGCCTAAATAAAGACTAGCTGAGTTACTGTCTCCAGACGTTACTGATAAAACAGTATCGCCACTGTCAGATATTTGAGTCTTATATGCAGGCAAGCTAGTACCAATACCCACATTGCCTGATGAGTCTATGCGCATGCGTTCTGTGGATGAGTTGTTTGTTGCAAAAATTAAATTATCAAAAGACCTAATTGCAAAGTCATCAACATCGCCTAAACCAAAACCACCGCCTGAACCAACAAAATGTTTAACACTACCACTTGCTAAAAATCTTGCATGAGAACCATTAGCATTTGCTGAATCAATATATAAAACAGCATCAGTCGAAGCATCATAAATATGGGCTGTAGTCGCTGGCGAACTAGTACCAATACCCACACTTGTACCAAAGTAACCAGTGCCTGATAGGTAGAGGTCTCTAAATCTCTCCGATGACCTGCCTAAGTCAATATTGGCATCTCGTGCCGCATTTGTGCTGATGTTAAATGGACGTATAGCGTCAGACGCATCTCTGAATTGTAAGCCTGTGTCGCCTGTTCCTATAGTTAGGTCACTACCTTCTACACCAATCCTACCTACGGTTGCGCCGTCTTTGCGGAATAGAATTAAATCACCATCACTTGAGTTCCTACTCATATTAATAGGTGCGTCATTAGCGCGAGATATAATTATGCCATTAGCGGCAGACATAGATATGCCTGCATTTGTATCTCCTATACCTGGCGTTGTATCAGTAGTACCCACCAACAGGTTGCCTGATGAGTCGATGCGCATGCGTTCTGAGCCGCCAACAGCAAAACCTAAGTCAGCATTAGCAATGTTAAACATCCCTGTATCTGTATCGTCAGAAAAACTATAAGCTGGTGCAGAGGCAGTCCCTCTTTCTCCTTTTATAACTCCACCAACTTTAACTAAATTGCCTGATGAGTCTATGCGCATGCGTTCTGCGTTAGAAGCCCTGAGTATCAGAGCATTCGCAGAGTTGTCATAACGTATGCCGCCGTCGGCTAGATTAGTTGAGTTGCCTAGATTAAGTGCCGCTATTGAAGATGCGCCTGCGGTAACAGCTGCTACTGTGTCGCCACTACTACTTAGATGGAAGGGGTAGCTAGGCGAACTAGTGCCAATGCCCACACTGCCGCCATCTTTCACGGTTACTACCTGACTGCCTCCATCAAATAGCTGTAGAATATCGCCTGTGCCGTTTTGTTGTACGGCTAAAGTCGGCTGGGTTGTTCCAGCTTGGTCATCATAGAATAAACCTAACGCGCCACCTGATGTTCTAGCGGCTGTAGTCTGTATTACTCTAAAACCTTCAGAAGCAGTGTCAGCGTGTGAAATCTTCACAGTGCCGCTGGATTCTATGCGCATGCGTTCTGCTAGAGTTCCTCCGCTATTTTTTGTACCTATTGAAAAGTAGCCTCCAGAAGATTGTCCCGCATAAAGCTGTACAGAATCGCTTATAGAGTTAGCTTCAAAGTTTATATAGCTGTTAGTTCCATCAGCGGCATAAGTTAATCCTGTGGCTGATGAAGGCTCTACAACAAGCCCCTCCATCGTGGCTGTGCCATTCACATTCAATGTAGTTGGGTTAGTACCCAGCTCTACAATAGCACCGCCATTATCTTCAGTAAATAGTCGTTTGTCAGCTACGTTGACTGCCAGTTCACCCTGTACAAGATCACTTGCTGTTGGAACGGCAGAAGCAGTAGAGCTGTTCTTTGTTACAATTTTTGTTGCCATAGTTATATACCCTTAGTATGTGCCGCCGTTCAGCGTACCAGTAGTCATGTTGTCTGCGTTAAGTGTTGAGTTAGATTGTAAAGCTGTGTCAGCCTTCGTACCTTGTGCCGCTGTAGCGTAGTCCGTAGCCGCTGTAGTAGCTGCTGTGCCTAGTCCTAGATTAGTTCTAGCAGCGGATGCACTAGCCAAGTCAGACAGGTTGTTAGCCTTCAGAGCTGCTGTAGACAACTCCGCTGCTGCCGCTGTAGCACTGTTGGCTGCTGAGGTTGCACTGCTTGCCGCTGCTGTGGCACTAGAGGCTGCTGCTGTAGCACTAGCTGCTGCATTGGTCTCAGCAGTCTCAGCGTTAGTCTCAGCAGTCTCTGCATTGGTCTGTGCCGTCTGTGCTGCTGTGGCGCTAGTAGCTGCATTGGTAGCCTGTGTAGACGCTGTAGACGCGCTTGTGGCTGCGTTGGTAGCACTTGTAGCTGCCTCACTAGCTTTAGTGGTAGCGGTTGTAGCTGACCCTGCTGCCGCTGTGGCGCTTGATGCTGCGTTAGTCTCGCTAGTGATCGTGACTGGGAAAC